ACCTTTTAATGTTTGAGCAAACCTTGCTCTTTGACCTAGTTTACCTTTTTTCTTTGCTGCAGCATTTAACACTTTTGCAGGAATAGTTTTACCTTTTTTAATACCTAAAGATTTTCTCAAAGATCCGGGTTTTTTAATTGCTTTTTTAATGTCCAGCGCCATGATTAAGCTCTGCCAAACCCTCTCTTAGCAACTCCACATCCTTTTGGTTTTTTAACTTTTCCACCATTTTTATAACCACTATTGAGTTCACTAACAACTCTTCTTTTTTCAGCTTTTCTATTAGGGTTCATTTTTTCAGAATCTATTCTTCCGACTTCTTCTAAAAGATTCATTCTTCCTGAATTTTTCATTATTTAGATCCTCTGGATTCATCTCTTCTAGATTTAAAGCTTTGAGTTTTTGTAGATTCTTTTCCGTCTCTCTCTCCTAGAGATTCGTCAAGTCTATCATTGGCTCCTTGTTTTTTTTCTGTAGATTTCCCATTAGGGTATCTTACATTATAGGGTCTTGTTCCATAATCGTTTCTCATATTTTCTCCTAGTTATTTTCCTTTTATCAGATGAGTTGCTTTAAGTCCATAGACGGATGCAATTACTCCAACAAAAATTGTTTGATACCATAAAGGTAAATTTCCAAAGTGCATAAAGAATAACTCCATTTTTTCCATATGTACAGGATTATCTGACCACACTGACCAACCTAACATTACTATAGGAACCGATAATAAAATTAAAATAAACTCGTCTTTCCAGTCAGAATTTCTTGATTCTAAAAGTTTGCCAGAATATTCTAATTCACCAGTAGCCATACGTTGTGCAGTTTTAGCTGCAGCGTCTGCCATCATCATTTTCGTCTCTTGCTTTTTTTTATAAATGTGACTTCCTGCGGAAACGGCTAATTTTATTGCCGAGAACCACATGTTAGTACCAAGTAGCTTTAACGGGTTTCTTATCGGCTCTCATTCTTTTTGTTCCCTTAACAGTAACTGTTTGGGATGTAAAAGGATCAGTAGCTTCGATCGTTTCACCGCCTGTTGAATAACCATCTGAACCAACGCCAAGTTCTTTTACGATCTTAACATCTTTATTCATGAAAGTTGATCCTCTTTGCCAATCTTTGCTCATAATTTATCTCCTTGTTATTATTATAGTTAATTTTTCTTAAAATTTCTACCAAAATCGTGTTTTTTATTATTATCAGACATCGTTTGCTTTGTTAGAGAGACTCCCGCACGCAATGTAGCTAATTCTTGATTTTGTTCTAGTTTTTCGTCATGTTGTTGGTCGTCCATCATAGCTCTCATTGTATCTAAATCAAGTCTTGACTCATTGTTTGAACTTCTATCTTGATCTGCTTTAGCTTTTAGATCTAATTCACGTGATTTTAATTTTAATAAAGGATCCCCACCTACTTCAGAGCTAATTTTATCTTCTTCCTTAGCATAATCCATAGTTAGCTCAGCAATTAGAGTAGCTTTTCTAGCTTCCATCATAGAAGTAAGTTGTTTAACTCTTTGTTGCATTTGCATAGCTTGTGGATTTTGTTTCATCATTTGCATAGCTTGTGGAGTTTGCATCATGGGAGCCATTTGTTGTTGAATCATTTGTAATTCTTTTAACTCTTCAACATATTCTAATTGAATTTGTTCTTGAGCCATTAAACTAATATGTTCTAGTATATTTTTTTGTAAAGCCATCATTGCCGCAGGATTATTTTGTACCATTGAAATAGACATGAAACTTAAATGGGCATCTACATGTGCTTTGTGGTCTTGTCCTGGAAAAGCTTGAAATGGTTTTGTACTAATTGCTAAAATATGTTCAAGGGAAGGATCCATAGGTGTAGGTGGTGCAGGAGGTGGTAAAATTGCATTTACATTTTTAACTCCAATAGCATCATACATAGATCTATATGCTTGATATAAGTTATGAATTTTAGGATTTGATTGTGCTAACTGTAATTGAGTTTGAGCCATACCAATTCTTTGCGTTTGAGAAAAAATGTTTGGATCTGCTACTGGTAAAATATCTACCTTAGCATCAAAATCTTGAACTTTAATATTTCTTGAAGCACCCGGAACATCATATGGATACTCAGTTGGTAGATAAGATTTAAAAACATTTGCTAATAATTTAAATTCATTTTTAAGTCCCACGTATAATCGTTTGTGGATAGCGGACATTACTCTTGATCCTCTTTCTAATAATGCAACAGTTGTTCCAACTGCAGCACCTTGGTTCATATCCCCCACTTGCATGTCTGCAATAGATGCAAATCTTTGTGCACTTTGTACAACTATACCCATTAAAGATAATAAAGTTTGATCAGGTCCTTTAAATGGAAGTTGCATAAACTGATCTTTAATATTTCCACCTGGTACATCTACATCTCTAAATTCTCCAGGTTGCAAAGGTTGAGCATCATCTCTCATTCTAACACCTCTAGTTTTAAAACCAGCCGGTAAGTTAGCTAAAGTTCCAGCATCTAATAATTGTCTTAATGCAACAGTTGCAGTTCTAGATAAACCACCAATCATGTGTATTAAACCTAATCCGTAAAAACCAAGACCTGGTAAAAATTTAAAGTGAACGAAATAATCTTTTTTCTTTTTTAATTCATCATTTGGTTCGAAGTTTCTTCTAATAGATAAAATTTCTCCATTAGCTTCATCCATAGTAATAATATATGGCAATTTAATTCCGGTAGGTTCTCCATCTTCTGGGTTAACATCTTCATGTCCTTCAAGATCTACGTTCACATGCATTTCTAAAATAGTATACATATCTTCTTGACCATTTTGTTGTACGCCTTCTAATTCTAATTCTTTTTGTTTTAATTTATCTTCTTGTATTGGCGGATCTCCTAAATCAATGTCTCTATAAAATCCATTGATCTGTTGTTTTCGTAAATCATTTTGTGACATACGAACAACATGAATTACAGCTTCCGCATCATCTAAAGAAGTTGCAGAATAAGGTACTACTAAATCTTCAGCCGGTATAAATTTGGACACAGCTCTACCCAAAAGATCGTCATAATAAACTTTCTTAAATGTAGAGCCGCTGAGGGGTAAATAGAAGAGCATTTGATCAAACTCAGGTTCGTATTCCTTCATTTGGTCCATGATCTGGTAATTCATAAAATCTTTAACACGTTTGGACTGTTCTTCTTTAGCAACAGTAATATCTCCCATGATTTGAGTTCTGACTGGTCCATCCGCTGGTAATAATTCTTTGTAAGCTTGTGCTTGAAACTGTGTAACAGCTTCTGCTAGAACAGGGTGAGTAACTGAACTTGCTCCTCTAAAAGGTTCTGTTCTTGAAATATATTTAAATCCTAAAAGATTTAATCCTTCTCTATAGCTATCTGCCCATTCTTGTCTAGATTGTTTATAATCTTTATACTTGTTAAGTAGTTCAGAAGCTAGAGGATCTAAAACTTTATCTTCTAAAAATTCAGATAAGTTTTCAAAATGATCTTGTCCACCTTCAGGATTAACTTTTGAAGGATCAAAATTAACAACAGCGCTACCATCTTCTTCTATTTCAATTTCAGTTTCTCCGGAATTTTGTCTTTCAATAATATTTTGTTGTTCTTCAACAATTACTTCTTCACCTGGAATTTCAATTTCAGTTTTTGTATTGGGTAATGATTTATCTATTTCAGCCATTATTTATTTTATACTCTCTCTGTTATGGATTCAACACCTTCTTCTACTTCCGTACTATCAGGTGTTTCTTTTACTGTCAAACTTTCAATAACTTCATTCATTAGTCTTGGGTCTGAAGTTTTGGTTTCTTCAATAGGCATAGGGTTTTCTGCATACCATTGTAATAATTCTGCTTGAGTAACTTTTTCATCATTTGCGGTATTTACAAATGCTTTTATAATTTCGTTATATTTAATATCCATTATTTTTTATCCATGAACATTGAAGCGAGGCCGCCGTTTTGATATCCAATTAAACCACCCTTCGCTGCACGCGCAGCCATACCAAAATTACTTGTAGGGCCAACACTGTTAGCGGGGTTACTAGCACTACTTGTATTAGCAGTTCCATCTGCATTATAATAATTACCAAAATCAATTCTTGTTCCACGATTAGTGTATCCTGTATTGGCTGCTCTTAGTTGTTCCGCAGCCATTCGATCAAATCTTGATTCTTCTTGTGCGGCTGCTATTCTAGCTTTTTCGTTTATTACTGCAATATTTTTAGAGTAGTCATTTAATTTATTAAAATTAGGAGTTCCTGGTTTAAAACCTGTTCTACCTGTTTTTGTTAATAGACCTTCTAATTTTTCTACTGTGTCTATCATGTGTTGTTCGTAGTCTCCAAAACCACTTACGGTATTAAATCCAAAAGCATCTTTATTTCCTATTCCTTGCCCACCCATACCATAACCATAAATATCACCGACACCAAATTGTTTGTTATCCGCGTTCCGCGCTTGTTGTCTGGGATTTCCTTGAAAGAAATTTCCAATTCCTTTTATACCGGACATTGCTAGTCCAGCAGGATTATTATTTTTTAAAAGATTATAAATACCAAGTGTAGTTTTTCCAGCTTTAGCTAAACCACTACTTGCAAAATCTTTTGCTTTATCAAACATAGTTTGTTGGGGTGTTACATTAAATTCATTTCCAACAGTGTATTGCATATCGTAATCTTCTGGAATAGGGGATGTTATATTATTTCTAAATCCAGAATATGCATCTGTCATTCTATTTGGATCTATAGCCATGGCAGTATAACCTTCAATACCTTTGTATCGATCCTTAGGTAAAGAAAGTGGAATTCCTTTTTCATTAAATTGTTCTACATCTTCTTTTCTTAAATTATCATAACGTTTTTGATTCATATCAGGCATAACATCTAATTGTCTAAGTCCCTTGTCCTTCATACTATTTGGTCTAAAAGCCATTTGATTATCTGTATTAATAATACCAACTTCTTGATCATCATATTGTAAACCATATTGATCTTCAGGATTTCCACCTATATTTAAATTAACTCTACCACCTGTTTTATAATTCATAATTCCCTCAAGGTCTTGAGGTACTGTTAAGTCTCTTACTTGATGATATGTTTTAGTTCCTGCTAAACCACCTTCGTTAAAAAATTTTTTATAGCCTTTATATTTTTTACTAGAATCATAATCTTTATTAGGACCTGTTTCAACTGTTCCTGATTTTTCTAATGCTTTAATAATTCTTCCTCTTTTACTAGAATAGTTTCCTTCAGCATCAGGACTTGAGTAATTTCCTTTTTTCTTACCAAGTGCATCAAGGACTATCTCTTTTGTAGAACGATCATCTACAGATTCTTCTTCTGTCATCTCTTCGCCATCATTGGTTGTAATCTCTTCTTTAAGAAAAATATCTCCCAGTCCTCCTGGCATTGTAGCCATAATTACATCTAAAATTCTTTTAGATTTTTCTGGATTTTCTTGCATGTAGTCTTGAATTTTATCTTGAAGTATAGTTGCTCCGGCTGCTGTAGCGACAGCTGCTATTGTTATTCCTGCTGCTTCTGCAAAAGGAACTAAAAGTGGGGTTGCGAGAGCTAGTGGCATTGATATTTATCCATTTAATAATACGTTCTATTATGTGGTATTGAAATCTCATCTTGTTCATCTTCAGGGTGACCTATAAAACCACCTTGTCGAAACCTCATTACCGCTTGTGTTGTGCTATCCACCAAATCATCATGATCTCCATAAGGAAAAGATGCACATTCTTCTATAACTTCTTCTGCGAATTTTTCATCGGGCGCCCAAATTTGTCCACTCTCAAAAAGAGATGACACAGCGTTAACCCTAGCATGTTTATCATTACCTTTACTAGGAGTGAAATTTATAACAGGTATCCCCATTTTTCGCAACTCATAAGTTAAGGGAAGTCCAGATGCCTTGGCCTCCACGATCACCGTTTCTGGTTTCCAATAGTCATATTGTTCCTTAGCCTTCTTACGAAGTTCTGGAAATTCTAGTCTTTCCTTAAGAGCATCAAGTAAAATTAAATTTGGAGCGCTGTCAGGGGATTCCTGGAATACACCCCAAGTTGTAATAGCAGAGTAATCTGCAGATTCTTTTTTAAGAAAAGCAGTATCATAAGATTGAATAACATGTTGTAGTTTTGGAATATAATCTCGATCCCATTTTCGCCACCATTCTCTTTTAATTAATGAGCCTTCTTCAGATGTTGGGTTTTGCATCCACTGCGCATTCCATTTACCAACCGATAGAGATGCTTTAACACCTTCTAATTCTTCAAGCTTCCAATACTCTGGCCACACAGGTTTATTACTTGGAAGTATTGCCGGAAATTCTATAATCTCCCACTGATCTGATTTTAATCCTTTTTGAGATTTTAATAACATGCCTGTTAAATCTTTCATATTCCATCTTGTCATAACTACAACGATTGCTCCACCTGGCTGTAATCTTTGACGAGGACCAGATGTATACCATTCATAAGCACGTTCCATTGCCGTCATATTTAATGCATCTTGCTCAGAATGCGGGTCGTCAATAATAAGTAAATCCGCTCCACGGCCCGTGATTGCAGATCCAACACCAGCGGCGTAGTATTCACCACCTTGTTCTGTTTCCCATTTGCCCGCGGCCTGCGAATCTTCTCTTAGTCTTGTTTTAAAAACGGATTGATATTCTTGGCTATCAATTAAATTTTTAGCCTTACGTCCAAACCTTATCGCAAGTTCTGTGGTGTGGGTTGTTTGAATAATTTTTAAATCTGGCTTTCTACCTACCATCCAAGCAGGAAGTAAGAAAGATGCAAACTCTGATTTAGTATGCCTGGGTGGCATATTAATAATAAGTCTTTTAATTTTTCCATTTGCTATGTCGTTAAATTTTTCTGCAATTTTTTTATGATGATCACCTTCTATAAATTCAGGCCAAACATGTTTTACAAAAGTAAGAAAATCATTATTTACTTTTGATTTAATTTTTTTTTCTGATAATTTTAAAGCAACTTTAAGAAACTGTTTCTTAACGTCCGGGGGTAACCTATTTATTTTTTCCTCATCCATAAAAAATTTTATAATATTTTTGCACAGTTAAAAAAACCATGTTTCTTTCCTATAACTATTTTATATCACGTTTATGTCTAAAACCAACAATATATACTAAACTGTACAACAGGGCTCTAAAAAAGGGGTGTGGGGGGTTTATTTTAATAGCTACATCTAAATCTTTAGGGACCCCTCAACTTATACTTAGGGAGGGTGGGCCCGAAGGTCACAAGAGGTGCGACACATTGTCGCAGGACATTATGTCACGTTGACACTAGATGTAGTACCACGGTTCGCGGTGCGACATAACGCCACACTTGTGGGAATATCTACGATTGTTCTTGATACTTACAAGGCAAGTAGTAAGGTCAAGGAGCAAGTTTAGATTTTTAATGGCGCATAAATAAAATCATTCAGTAGTAGGCGAGGGCTGGCAATCTCATCTGGTTTCTACGGTCTTCAAAGTTCAGCTTATAAATTAATTAAATAAACTTTAAGCGGTTTGTAATTAGACCGCTTATGGATTTATTTAATCAAGAATAAATCACAACACTAACAAAGGTACACAATGAAACCAAAGTACATAGTATATAGATGGATGGCAGACGCTGACAATACTGAAATAGTATATGATGCACCAGCTAGACCAACGTTAGACCAACTATATAAACTAATCGGATGCGATACTGTTGAGATGCATAAAGGCCGAGACAAGTCTGTCTCAAACAGACCGTTCGAAATGTGGATGGACGAAAGTAGTAAACTAAAGGGCAGACCGCAAAACATACGTGCAACAAATGCATGGTTCAGATGGTTAGAAAAAACATACACACCCGAAACAATCGGTGATGTGTTTACGTCAGGTTCTTACATCACAGGCCCTGTTGTAGTATATAAGAAAATAAAAGAGCAGGTTAAAAATGTCGCTTAACCTAACTGTTAAAATCAAAAATGTTTACGGGATAGATAGAGTCTATCCCGTTTGCAAAAAGGCGCAATTATTTGCGAATATCTCAAACAATAAAACTTTGTTACCTGATGTCATCGAGTTGATTAAGGAATTGGGTTACAAACTAACAACGGAAAGCGAGGCGATATGAGAAAACCACTACTATCGGCCATTTGTTTTGCTTTATGTTTTGTGCTGATGTTCTTAGGAATAATCATCGCAATACATATTGA